TAATTCAGGATAATAACTTTTTACATAATTTTGTAATTCTATCCTGATGCTTTCATAGTCTCTCGACGTATAGGATATTGTTCTATTTGCCATATAATCTTAAATATTGATGATGACGAAATCGCTTTGTGCGAATGCCGAATTATCTACTGTATAATCTATTATAACTTTTGCGGTGTATTCTGACGTACCTTTGCCAGGTACTTTGAATATTTGGTCTCTACCTGACTCAATCATTTGTCTACCAGGTGCATATTCAACTTCCACACTTGGGTCGGCGGGTTCAATAGCAATTCTATTAATCAATAAATTTGGCATATATTTTTCAACAGAATCTCTGATATCAGCCTCTATCGCATTCTCAGTCAAACCATCGTAAGGTTCAAAAATAAACTCGTATAATCTTGTCCCGAAATCGGGCAGATAGTACCTTGAACCTCTTTTAGTTAAAATAAGATGTAATAAATCAGAACGAATTTGAGCTGCAGCAGTTTCTGTTAATAACAGGTAATCTCCTTTATTAGAATCTTCAAAAGGAAAATTTAAACCATATGTAATCCCATCTGCCATATTCTATAAATATAGAACTATCATTTTTTAATTGTAGTAGAACCTTTCAGATGTTGTGGGGTGTAAGGACAGTGTCTACAACCACTACCACAACAACGTCCCCTATGTCTATGGTATTCTTCGGTAAATACTAATTTACCGTTTTCAAAATAATAAAGGAGGGGTTCGACCCCTCCTTTATCAGTGTTAGACTTACTCATTCTTAAACTGTCGTAATCTCACAAGCTCCGCCAGCACAAGCCAACTCACTTGACAAATCAGTTTCATCAGAAACCTCCACAATTTTAGATAGGTCAACATTTTTCAAAGTCGCCAACGTTGCTTCGTACTCTTCTTTGGTACAATCTTCAAATGGTGCTTGTTTGTATGAATGACCTGCGTAAGGAAGAACTGAAAGACCGTTGTAGTAATCTTTGTTTTCCCACATCCAATTGCCAACAGCGGACCATTCGTGGTCTCTTACTGAAATGGTTGCAGATACGTTGTGTGTGTTACTTCCAGTTCTGTGTCCAAATTTAACCCACTCGTTGTGAACTTTTTTAACTCTCTCAAGAAGTTGAATTGGTGATTCAGTTCTCAAGATTGAACCTTCGGGTGCTTTCTGAGGTATAGAAATTACTGAAGTGTCGTGTGGACGGAAGTATTCATCTTCGATTAATTCAGGATGGTTCTGAGTCAAATGTTGATACATTGATTCATTCTTTCCGACACGAATTCTTCTGATGTAGTAATCATTATGCCAAGCGTGAATACCTGATGAAGTTCCCAAAGTCAATGAAGTTGTTCCTGCTGGTTTTACAGTTGTTGTTCTTGCAGCTTTGTTGATACCGATGATTGATGCAACTCTCTCATTTTCTTCTTTAACAACTTTCGCTGCAGATTTCATATTCATACCTAAGACAACACCTGAACCGATACCTGTCATTGAAACTCCGATAAGAGCGTCTTTTTCAGTTGTTCTTTGCCAAATGGGACGTAGGTAATGGAAATTACTGTAACCTGCTTGGAGAGTTCCAATAAAGGCTGCCGACTTGACACGTGATTCAAAATCTTCTTGTGATTCAAGATTTGAAACATTAACCTCTGTTAAGTTACAGAATTGGAAGGGTCGTAGCGCAATTTCACAACAAGGGTTTGTTCCCCAATCTTTATCATTTGACAAGTAGATTCCAGGTTCACCTGCTCCACTCGCTTCAATTCTTGCCCACAAATCCATAAAATACTCTTTTGTGATTTTATGACGGAGTAAGTTTGCTGAGTTATTAGCTCTTCCTCGTTGTGGATTCTTTTCCCACCAAGAACCACTCTTACAAGAAATCATTTCGTCATCAGATGCCGAGAACAAACAAATTAAAGCTGCTCTACGAATACCACCAGCTAATACTGCATCTGCAATGTGACAAACGATGTCGTGTACTTCAATAGGACGAAGCTTGTCACCATCTTTTTTACTGTCAAGAATACCTTCAACTTTAATCAAACACTCTTTTAGGGGTTGAGGACCTGGCGCCTTACCTCCTGATGTAACCAACCTTGCACCTTTTGGACGAATGTCACTGAAGTCGAATTCGATGTGAGAACCACCAAAAAAGTAAGATTTCATCAAAAGTTTTACCGCATCCGCCCAACCTTCGATTGAATCCGCAATTAGATATCTTCTACCTCTTTCTTTGTTTGGTTTGTGAATTTCAGGTAACAAGTCTGTGTGATGTTTTTGTACTGAGTAACCTACACCTGTTCCACCTAAAAGTAGGAACATAATTTCTGAGAATACTCTCCAATCATCCACAGGTGCGTATGCACAGTTGTAAATTCTGTTTGGAGAAATTTCAATTGGTTTACCCGCAAATTGCATACTTCTCATTGAAGGAAGAATTTGTTTTTTGTAAACGTACTTGTAGTTCTTTCTAATTTCGTCTTCAAGTTGTGGAAACTTTTTGATATGCATATCCATATTTCTTGTAACGAGTTCTTGCCAAGTTTCTCTACGATTTAATTCAGGTATATACTTAGCGTACTTCATATAAACCGTAATGTCTGATAAAATTTCTGTTGAAATGTCCATTTTTCTAATTTGATGTTATTTAATTTTATTTGAAAAAACCAATGATTTTTGATTATAAATATATGTTTGTTGCTGTGGCGACATTATTTTCACCACAAAAATAAGAGTTTTTTTTCTAAAAGTAAAAGATATTTATATTGTTAACTCTGCGTATTTTGTTGTTGTTCCCTCTGTCTACGTTTGTCCAACAATTCTTTAACTCTGTCTTTACGTTGTTCTTCTTTTTGTTCTTCGAATCCTAAGAACGTTGTTGAACTTTCCGTATCGATTTCAATCAATTCATTGTCGAATTTACAATTTTCAAAGATGATTCCATCTGACCCTATACGAGATTTTGTAATTGCTATAGTCGCAAGTTTCATTTCCTTTTGTTGAAGAGTTTTTGCCACTGATATGATTACGTGTCCTACCTGAGCCTTTTTGATTGACCCACCCATTTGGTCTGTAGTAACAACTTCTGACGATATTGATGAACGGTTACCTTGTGTTGCAGTCCAACCTACGATTGCTAGTTCGTGACACATCGCTTCGAAGTGTCTCATAATAGAACCCTCCGCCTTCCACTCATCATTTTTACTTGATTCGGGCATCACGCAATCAATGTAATCCAAAACAATCGCATCTATTTTTAAACCGTCAGCAATCATCTTTCTTACTTGATTTTTAATTTGGTTCATCGTCATCGTATCTGACGGTAACTTTTTCAAAACAAGTTTATTTGGCATTTGATTTTTAATTTCATCAACTTTTGCCATCACCTCATCTTTTTGAAGTGCCAACTTATCGGGTTCAATACCAGTCCATATTGTAAAATGTTTTCTCTGAATAATTTTCGGATTATCTTCAAAAAATATCTGTAAAACATTATACCCCATATTGAATGCAGTATTTGCAATTTTAGTCAGGATTGTTGTTTTACCAACCCCTGTTGGTGCTAAAATTACTCCAATCTCACCCTTAGCTAAACCACCTTTTAACAACCTATCAATACCGGGAATACCCATAGGTATTGGATGTCTAAAATCATCATTTAATACATCATCCAAACCGGAGAATATATCTTTAATTCCTGTATCCCTTTCACCGACTTGTAATGCCTGTCTTACTAATCCTTCAACTTTGTCATAAGATTCAAAGTCGCCTTGATTGATAATTTTTTGTGCCTTGTCCATTACTTTCTGAAGTTCTTGTTGTTTACAAAACTTCATAGCCTTTTCTTGGACAAAAGCAGTTCCCTCAAACGGTGCATCTTGTACTTTTTTGAACATATCTAAGACAATCTTCAAAACCATCTCGGTCGAGATTTCTGTCTTTGCAATCTGTTCTAAAGTTTCAAATGATGGAGTGGATTGGTACTTTGAATAATATTCCTTAACCATCTGAGTGATAAGTTGGAAATACTTGTTGTCAAAGTAGGTTGGCTCTATAACATCGATAATTGATTGAGCGAATTCTTTGTCTACGATAAGTTGGTTTAGTAATTGTATTTGGAAAGTGTTACCGAGATATTCAAAATTCTTATTCATAAAAAGAGCCGTAGATAATGATAAATATTACTTACTTAGGTCATAACCCAAGTAATCGTATGTTAAATTTTCACTCGAAAAAACTTCTGTAAGACTACGAAGGAACTCCTTCAATTGGGGCCGAACATCAACCGTGTAACGGATTTTTGGTGGAAATACTTTCCCATCAAAAATTCTCTGACACAATGTGTCTTCTCCAATCCTAACAAACAAATTGAAGTTTTCAGGAGCATCGGTATTAGATGTATTCAAGATTTCAGGGTCATTAATGATTGCATCCTGATTATCCATCATATAGGTTACGGTCTTCATTTTAAGGTGGTAATCTAAATGGTCTTGAATCTGTTTGAAATACTCCCGTAACTCATTCGAACGATGTGCTTTGGGATTGTAATTACGGACATTGAAAAATCTTTGGACAACAATGTTTTCATTGAGTGTCAACAAAAATTCCATTTTTACTACTTGTTCTTCTTTCATAAAATTAATTTAGTTGGTTTTTGTGTTTTCTTTTTTCTTTTCTTGTGAGTTTCATAAATGGTCTGATAAAATCAACAAATGAATCGTCGTTTTTAGGTAGGTATTTAAAGAACCCATCTTCGGTCATCATTTGAATGAAGTTTTTGGAAGCCCTACCCTCAGGGTCTAAACTTTCCGTGTAATAAAGTTCAACTAGTTGTTTGGCATCTTCTGTTAATAGTGGGTTTTTCAAATCAACAATTTTCTGATTTACTTCTAATAAATTATAGTTTTGATTTTTATTTTTTACTACAGAGTTTTTAATGTTGTTCAGAACTTTGTTGGTTGGGAATTCTTGTAAAAGTTTTTCTGTCTTTGTTAAAATATCATTAACAGAAACCGGCATTTCAAGTACCTCAGGAAAAAACTTTAGAAATGTTTTTTCACCCAAAGATTTTATTCCGTTGATGTTGTCTGATTTGTCACCCAAAAAAACTTTAGAAACAAAAAAATTTTGGTGAGGTATGTACTCTTTTTCTAATCGTACTTTATCACCTTTTTGGTAGAGATATTTTTGTATTGGTGAAAAAATAGAAACGTTGTCACTTAAAAGTTGCATATAATCTCTGTCTGAAGAAAATATAACTTTGTGTTCATCAAGTGAAATACCGCAATAATACGCTATCAAATCATCAGACTCACACGTTTCAACTTCTAATTGACGAACGAAACATTCCTCTAAATACTGTTTTACTCTACCTTTTTGAAAATAATATGATTCGAGTTTTGCCTCGTTCATATTGTTTCGACGGTTTAACTTGTAGTCAGGATATAATTCACGACGGACAACTGAGTTATTGACTCCGTCCCAAAAGACAATGACTTTGTCGTACTCGTTTTCTTCCAATTGTTTACGTAAGGTGTTGAGGAAGTGAAATAAACCCCCAATGTGTCTTCCCTCCACAAAGAATTCTCTGACCCCGTGGAATCCAATTTTGAATAGATTATCTCCATCTACAAGTAATGTTTTCACAAATAATAAATTATGAGTTGTCCTCTTTTTCCTCTGTAAGTGTAAAATCTCCGTCTGTTCCGATTATTTCTTTCCAATAATCTGAATTTGCTTTCTTGTAAGACTCAATCGATGCCTTTTCTTCTGACGCTTCTTTACCCGCCAAAAATCCGTGAGGTGTTACAATAATTTTTCCGTCTTCATAACCCAATCCATTGATGTGGTTTTTCATAACAGAAATTTTGGTCCGTGTTGCAAACTTTACAGTACGTTTGTCTTTTGTTGCAGTAATCTTAGTAGTACCAGCCCCTTTTTGGTTCCCGAAAAGAAACACCAAAGAGGAGTTCAACCAAATCGATTCTCCACCTTTAGCCTTAATCTTTGGTTGACCAAATGGATTGTCAGGCAATTCAACCCAAGGTTGGTTTACAATAACTAAAGTATTTTCGTACTTTGAGTCGGCCTTTCTTGAACCTGAGATACGTTGGTTGATACCCATACCAATTTTGTCTGCCAAAACAGATGCATTGTGTTGTTTACCACCTTTACCTTCATATGTCATTTTACAAGGTACAGAACCAACCGAGTCCCATAAAAACAAAAGACTGTAGTCCAACTCACCTTTTTCTTGTGCATCCAAGAGCTCGTTGATGTAGTCAGTAATTTGTTCAATGTAATTGAAATTGTTGTTGAAGATGTAAAATCCATCCCAATCAATTTCACCCGTTGACTCATCTACAACCTCCTCACATTGGAACCCCATAAGCTTTGCGTGTTCGAAGCTCCACTTTTGTTCGGTGATAATAAACACAGGGAGAATTTCTTTTTTCTGTGCATCAACCGCAGTTTTTACAAGGGCAGTAGTTTTACCTGTGTCTGAGTGACCTAAGAACATATTGATATGCCCAATAGCGGGACCAGGTAAACCAACAGCATCCAAGAAGTCTGTACCCAAATCGAAGAACCTTTGAGGTTTGTATTTAGCCGATGTAGAGAATTTTTTCTTTACTGAGCTGAAGTCGTTTTGTTTTTTAATTGCCATAGTTGTATTTGTAAAACTCTTTCAAGTTTTCTAATTTGTCTTTTGCTGTTGATAGTTTCTCAACAAACTTATCCATTTCCTCTAAATGTTGTGGGTGTTCACCAATTCCTACGGGGTTTTCCATATAAACCATAAGAGTTGCCTCAGCCTCCAACATTTCACTCTCGTATTTCTTCACAAGAGATTCGTACATAAGCTTTCTAATTTTCATTGTCTATGTATGTGTTGTTCAAAAAAAAACTTGGACACAATGTCTAAGTATGTGTCCAAGTTCATTTTAATTAAAATGGTAACTCCTCGTCTACTTCGCTATTAGCTTGAGGGTCAACATAATTCGAACTTGAAGAAGATGCTCCACCGAATGACTCTGTAGTTTCTACGTCATTACTGTAAACGTATCCACCTTTGTCACTATCCCAACGTGGAACTTCACCACGAGCAATAGCTTCCAAGTATTCAACAGGTTTTTTGGAGTATACGTCCAACCAAGTCATTTCGTCTTCAACCCACTCCTTTTTGATTTTGTCGTCTTCGTGTACGGGACTTGGGTCATCATACATAATTGTTGAAACAGTTGTGTATGCAGCACCCTTTGGGGTTTTTTGTTTTGTCAACTCAATGATTAAGTCACGACCTTTCTCAGGGTCTGTTACATCACCCTTGTTTCTCCAAATTGGAATAATCTTGTCAAGGATACCATCTTGTTTGTAGTTGTGTTTAAAACGCCAAAACTTTACACCGTCTTCTTCGTGGTCACGGTCGATTACTTTTACGATGTAAAATTTACGTGACTTGTATTGTTTTGCAAGTTCTTTGTCAGATTCTTTACCTGTAGCCATCAATTCTTCATAAACCTCATTCAATGGTGAACGTTCGTTATCGTTCTTTCCCGGGTCATAAAATTTTTGCCATTTTCCACCTACTTGTACCTCGTGGTACCAAGCTTCTTTGAAAGGTGAACTACCATCAGGTGTTGGTAGGATGCGGACTCTACGTTGTCCTGAGTTTGATTTCTCGTCCAAAAGAAGAGTGAAGTACTTCTTCATTCTTTCTTCTTGAGACATTCCTTTTTGTCCGTAATCTGGTGATTTGGACTGTTCATACTGTGCTAATACTGCGTCTAAAGATGTCATAAAAAATTGTTTGTTAGATGTTAATGTTTAAAAATATAGAAATTAATTTCATAGTTTCAAAATAAAAAAGGGTTGTATCTCTACAACCCAAAATATAAGTCAATTATTCAAAATGTCAAAAGTTAAAATCGTTGTCATCGTCACCATCAGGTGTAAATGTTTTCTTGATTTCAGATGGATTTACATTCTCAACTTCGTCTGAAGTTAAAACATATTCGTGTTTTCCTTGTTTTTCAAATTTGTCTTTGTTGTCGTCAAAGAAGTCTGTTAATTTTTGAGTATATGGACCAGAATCCAAACTTCTTAGGTGAAGTTTTTCTTGTGGAGTTTTTTCTCTGTATTTCTCAATCTTAGTTTCGATTGAATTTAATTTTTGAACTAAACTATCCATATCAGCTAATTTAGTTTCTAAATTTTTGAGGTATCCGAATAACTGGTCAAAATACTGGTCTTGTTTGGTTTCAATTTTTTCGGAAGATTTTACCAAATCTGTTACGTCAAGTTCTTCAGTACCATCACCCTCATCTTTTTTTCCCTCGTCATCAATTTTTGTCACTTCATCATCTGCACTAACATCTATCTTTTCTGCAGGTGCGTTACCGGATGCTGGTGGTAAAGTCGCTGCGGGTGCTGGTAAGTCTGCACCAGGTACTGCAGCTAACGCGGGGTCCACGGGTGGTAAGTCACCTTCAGCCTGTTCTCTAATGTAACGGTTGATGTTGTGGTGTCTATTAATTTCTTTTAAAATTTTCTTGTCCAAGTTCATTTTTTTAACCATTTAATAATGATTTTATTCCTTGTGGTGTTTCGACTTTTACTTTTCTGTTTGCAATTGTCTCGTGACCGGCTCTTTCTATAAGACCATCCCTTTCTCTTACAACGTAACAGTCACCTGTGTCTAAATCACAGACTTGTTTTGTACCATCGCCATTGTCTTTTTCGGACATTCTAACGTTTTTACCAAGGTACTGGTTTAACATATTATTCAAGCTCATAACCTTATATTTTACTAATAAATATCAATATTGTGCAAATAATCAGAATTCAATTACGAACAAGTAGGTGTGACGGTATTAATCAATCCTAAACTGTTTGGATTCGGTGATGGTGTTGGTGGGGGTGTTAGTAAAGTTACATTTGAATTTATACCCGCATTGTTAGCCAAAATTTTAGCCTCTTTCAAAAGTGCTTGTAATTCAGTATTAGACGCAATGTTGTTGTTTTTGTTGAAAGGCCAATTTTGTAAATAAAAAACTTCAATAGACCTATTTTTGATATCATTAACTCTCAACTGTAATCTGTTCTTACAAAATATAAAATAATCCTCGATAGTTTCAAAATGGGCGATTGGAAACACAAAAGGTTCATTCGGTCCTCTCAAGGTCAAGAAGTCAACACAAGAATATGTTTTCAACATATATGACCTCATTTCACCATAATTGTAATTCAAAGTTATTTTACCATAATTGTTATTGAACGCATCAAAATTTTTCTTTTGAGTGTTTCCTGATGAGGCCCAGCTAACACAAAATATAATAAATTGTAAATCTTCGTCGTTCGGAACTGCAATCTTAAGATTAGTAACAAAGTCCTGAACAGGTATTTGGGTTTTAGTACCTGTGGTACTTGTCCAACCATTTTCTTTATAAGGCACTTCTAAGACTTTTGAATCACACGCATTTTGTGCCGCTTCTTTAGTGTTAGGATTTACACTTGTATTCGCGTTATTTTGTTGTGTGGTTCCACTTGTTGAAGTACCGACATCGTCTTTACGATTAAGTACAGATTTTATTAGATTACCTGCAACGTTTTGATTGATACTAGCCAATAGGTTGTCAGGGTAAGGATATGATAAGAAACTTTGTCTTGTACCTTTGAACTTGGTTTGGAACAAACCTGGTGTAATTGTATGTTCAACTTGAGTAATAAGATAAGAACCATAGAACATCGGTACGTGTCTCAATATAAAATACATCGTAGGTTGTAACAATGCATTCCCCAAACAAACAACTTCAGCCTCATACGAACGATTTTGATATACATTGTATAACGAAGTATTTGGTGTTGTGGTGTCACGACCGGCCGCCTGATTAGCCATATCTTGTATAGCTGCCACAGTTTCCGCAGTCGCTTTACCAGGATTCTGAGTTACACTAAATGAGTAAAAAACATTTTGACTTCTAATTCCAATGTCAACTGAAAAACCAACACATAAATTTGAGAAAGCCCAATCTGTTTTACTTTCTGTTATGACTTCACCCAAAGGATTGTTTGGGTCTCTTAAATCGAATGAGTCACTTCTAAAAAGAAAATTGTTTTTTTCTTTGTTATCCATAGCAACATAACTCGAAGGTCTATCAACATAGAAACAAACTAATTTTGGTCCCGATTTTCTGTAATCAACTGTCGGGAATGTTCCCCACATATCATTTGCAAATTGTTGTGAGTCGGGAAGATTAGGAACCGCATTGGCGGTAGCATCCTGAACATTGTAGAAGTTTACATACGCTGGTAACGGCATCACAGTAAAATGATTTTCCGTAAGGATTCCCGCCAAATATGTAAACACACTCATATTGTAGTTAATAGAATCAGGTTCAACAACTCGTTTTAATTGAAAAATATCAATTAAAATTTTGTCACCGACATCTCTTGAGGCCCTATCTAAAAACAACATATCTTCAAACAAAGTTTTTCTTTTGTAATCATTACCTGAAATCCACTTGTCATTCAATGCTTTGAATGCCTCATATAAATCAACTTTTGATTGTTTGAAATTATATTTACTTTGAATTATTCCTTCAGGTAATTGGGTAATATTAGGTAATCCTGTTTGGGCTCTAGCAACAGTATTCGTAAGGGTAACATCCGTAAAATTAAAATTACCGTTTACATAATCTTGTAATTCGAAAACAAACTGATTTACTGTCAAATCAGGGTTTTCGAATCTTCGTGTGATATACTGTCGGCAAATTTGACTAAGTTCCCTTGTTGTTATTTCATTAATATCAATGTTTGATTGTTGAAAAAAATCTGTTAGGTAAGTTTGGAAATTTGGGTTTGTTCCAAAACCAATCTCAAGTAGGATATTGGTTGACTGAGTTATAGAGCTTGGTGTCGTGCCAAAAGGTGCAAATGGTATTGGATTTATTACCTGACTTGTATTGGTAACATATCCCACATATGAACTCACCGCCCTTCTATTGTATTTGGTTGGGTTTCCAACTCGAAGGACAACATCATATTCCATAATACTTCTGAACTGAGACATCATCAATCTGTATTGGTCATCAATAAGATTCGTAAAAAGTTCACCCCCATTTGTGTAACTCTCTGTAGGACTCACCATCATCAGAGCTCTAAACATTTGTTGGAAGTTTCTGAATTTCACATCAATTTCATTATATGGTCCTCCTTGTAAATTAAGAGCGTTGTTGATTGCGGGGTCTGTAGAGTTTGCTGAACTTGGTTCCAACTTGAAGTTTGTAAGAGGTTGACTGAAATTTAGGAAATGTCTTTCCATTTCGTCCAATTCTTTTTTGTTGAACACTGATTGTATTTCTTCTATCTCTGTGTAGTTTTGATTTCCCACAAGAATTCTATTGTAAAGTTGAAATGAAGGTCTTTCACCTGTCACATAGATATTACCAACGTACTCTCTTGGATTTGGTTTACGGATGGCATCGCTATCAAAGTATCCGTAGTTAGATGTTTTCCAAAATAATCTCACACTACCGTTGTATACCGATGTGTTGTTAGTTAGTTCTTGAGTTAAAATTCCATCTGAATTGAAACATCTAACATTTACTTCATTTATATTTGTACCGAAAGATGGTACAACAAAGTACAAACTTGATTTTGTTGATGCGGTATTACAAAGAATTGATTGAGTATTTGGTTTTTCAATATTGACTGGTAGAACCACTGAAAAAGGTTTCACGCTCACAACTCTACTTTGTCCACTTACTACAGATGTATTGTTGATATTTGAGTCTGTTAAGTTTTGAATTAATAAACCATTTGCAATTGCCTTATTAATTTCATCATTTGAATACGTTGAAAATAAATCTTCACCATTATAGAAAAAGTTGAAGTCATTAATCAATTTGGGATAGAAACCTGGTTGAATGTTGGTGTTTTTAACCGCTTCAATCATAAATTCGTTTTGAAGAGTAATACTACCAACACCATTTAAAACATAGGTTTTTGATGGGTTTTTTGTCACAGGGTCATAGTTATTTACGAAATCAAAATTGGTCCAAACAGGGTCTAATATATCATTGTTGGTTTCCAAATAGGTTTTATATCTGTGCCATATTGAACCAATTTTAAGAACCCAAACGTAAGGCATTTTATGAATTGCTCCGAACTTTTTTAACCCCGCAAAGATGTAGTCACCAGGTACGTTAATTCTGTCGAAGTTCTTATATCTTTCTCTTAATGTTGCAAGTGGAAGAGAGTTTAAGAAAAGGTAGGCAGCGCTCTTATATGGATACTGTGTTTTATTTTTTTCATTTTGAACACCGTTGAGAATCGAGTTTATAAAATAAGGAGTATTCAACATCGACGATGTTGAAATATTCAAATTATTTGCGGATTCAGGTATGTATCCAACAGTTGGAGTCAAGTTTTGTGGTGTGGACAATAACGACGAAGTCAGATTGATTGTTGACGTGTTCAAATAACTGAAATTAGTTACAGGTCTTAATGTTGTAAAATTATTAACGTCAGTAAAATTCGATATAATATTTTTTGGTCTGTAGATATTATACGTGTTGGCTGTGTTGTTAGCAATTGCTGGACTTCCTGCAAATATATAATCGGTCAGGTTTTGAGTATTCCATACGTTGTTTGTAAATGGGTAGGTGTCTTGAAACTGTATCGGGTTTGATTGTCCCCCCTTCAAATAGGACTCAAAGTTCAATAAGTCAGTCTGAGGTATTGAAACATCTGTGTTTGACACTTTAGATGATAAAGATGAAACGTTTTCAATAGAAAATGGGTTTTCTACTCTGTTAGCCAAGTATGGTGTGATGTATCTATCCTGAATGAACTCTCCCCAAAATAAACCTGTTCCATTGTTTGAAAATATTCTCAAGTCATTTTCATAAGTTGCTGTCCCCTGAACAACAAGACTCTTTAATTTTTGTGTTAAGTAAGGATTATCATCTGAAAGTGACTGAGTTATATTCTGTGATTCAACAGTGTCAATTAACTTGATTACACTTGTTTCTGATAACGCCCCCTGAGACCTCGCCAAACCTGTGTAAAAACTATAAATTAATTGTCTTTCATATATCTCATACAGAAACTTGATTTCCTCTTTGTTCAAATAAGCCAAGCTTATAATTGGAAACTCCAAAGCGTTTATATTCACAATTTTTGTGATTGCCAATGAGTTGTCCTCGAGTGGTTGAGTTACGGGGGGTTGATACTTTTGTGAAGTACCTTTGAGGTATTCTTCAACAAATTCAACCTCAGGCCATTTATCGTATAGATAACCCTTAGTCAAATTGACAAAGTCAGGGTCACCAGGATACATTAATTCGAACTTAGGTTTTTTGGGGTCGTCATTCTGTTGGAAAACCTGAGGCCAAGGATAAATGTTTGACAATGAATTTTCAACAAAAGACTGTGAGGCATTAGCAGTTGTTCCAACAAAGTTTACATCATCAGAACTTTTCATCGATGAATTTTTATTTAGAACAACATCTCTTCTTATAGGGTCTTGTCTAACGTCCCAAGCTTTGTAGTGAACATCATCCAAGAGTCTGATAAACGCTTCAGCAGAGGCCATAATAACAGCCATAACATTTCTAACCGTTGGGGTGAAACCTATACCACTGTCGGTCTGCACAACTTTGTCGGCCAATTCATTTGTGATACGTGTTCTCTCAGCATCGAGTTTCTGATTAAGTTGTCCTTCCATACTGTTCAAAACCCCCACAAATCTGTTTGGTCCTTCAAACAAAAAGAATGTGAAGAAATCTTTCACTATTTCAAAACCTCCATCAGGTTTTCTTTTAAGTGTAACTCCAAAATCTTGGAGAATACTGTTGGCTATGAATGCAGATAAAAGTTGGGGGTCTACAACACTATTGTTAGTTTGTATTCTATATGTCTTTTGCCAATCTATATTAGCAAAATCTATGTTTGTTGTTAAAGTGTTAAAAGTAATTGGATTTGGAATACTTAAATTTTTACTTTTGCTTGTTCCAAATGTTTGGTTTTCAGATAACCTTTTGTTGTAGTTAATTATGATTGCCTGTAGTTCTGCTATTGCTGAAGATTTTGCACCTGTGTCAAGACTTCTTTTAAAGATGAAAACCTCCTCACCACTTGTCAAATAATAAGGTCTTCCTGTGTCCAAAAATAATGTGGACCAAGATTGTGATTGACCATATACTTTTTGGTAATATTCTGCCAAAGTTTTCTTATAGCTCTCACCATCAGTTAAAACTTGGAAATCAACTTTTTTGTAACTGTTCTCGATGTTTTGTTCAAATTGTTGTAGTTTGTAACCTAATTCAGCTAAGGTTAATCTTGGAAAGTTTTTTGGTATTAACCCTTTTGCCTCATACTCAGAGTACATTTCATTAATCTTTTGTTTCCCTTTTTCATTAATTTTCTGAACTGAAAATGAAAAATTTGTATTCTCACTCTGAGCAAAATTTGCACCTTGACTATTAGCAGAATTATCATCAGCACCTTGTGGTGTTATTGGAGACTGAGATACCTGAAACGTTCTTGAATACATATGTGGTAATGCAATCAAATGTCCAAGTTGGATTTCATTTAGTATGTTGTATTTGTATCCTTTAAATCTACAAGTAATTTGATAGTTACCAGATTGT